ATAATATTAAAAACTGATACTGATGGATATACTATTTATGGTTTCGATGGAGATTCTTTAATGGAAAAGAATGCATTGATTGATATTGATGTTTGGAAAGAAGAATTACAAAAGATATACAAATCAAAAAGTGGTAAAGCAAGAGTGGTATTACATAATTATTTAAAGCAAAAAGATGATAATAGAAAAGGAGTAAATTTGAAAGATATTTTTGAAAATGCTGAAAGACAAATTCCTATTCTAGTTGACCAATTATGGGATGGAAATGTTACAAAAATGAAAAATTGGATGAATGACTTTGATGAATTTATCCAAGTAAATCACAATAACTATACTTATAATGATAAGGCAATAATTAAAGATTCTACAGAACTTTCTAAAAAGGGCCGATACAAACTTTATGTTAGAAAAGATGATAATTTAGATTTAATAATACAAGTAAATGATGAAACATTTGCTTGGACAATTGATATAGAAGACAATGAAGATATTTATAATCTATTTGGAAAAGCCGGTAAATTTCCTGCTCAAGTGTCTAATAAAACACAAAAGGAAAAACTCTTAGATAAGGGTGAGATTATCTTAGGGGTTCAAAAGCATGGTTATCATGAATATAAGATTGATGGTAACAAGTTTAAGACTAGACTACACTTTAGAGTCGTACCTGTGAAGGGTGAGGACAAATGGTTAGTTTGGACAGGATACAAGCAGAAGATGCTAGATACAAATGAAGACGCTGGTATATGGGATATTAGTGAAGATAGGCATAAAAATTTAGGTATGTCGTTTGCGGAATGACGCTCACTTGATATAGTAGGGGGAACAACATTGTCTGTGTCAGAAGGTGTTTTACTCAAATCGAAAGATAATGGGACATTTGACATAATTAAATCAGATGATTTAGTAATTGGTGGATATGCTTCAATTGAGATAGTAGATAAACAAAATGACTTAGTTACATTGGATGCATTGGAAACAGCAGTAACTAAATATATGAATGAAAAGAAATATAGAAATGTAATGTCAAATCATTCAAATGTACAAGTCGGAGAAGTAATTCCTAAGTATAGAGATAAACATGGTTTTCTTCATAAAACTCAAGTAGATGATATAGGATTTTATGTTGTTATTAAACTTAGAGATGACATAGAAAAAGCAAAAGAAATTGCTAGAGGAATAAGAAAAGGAACATTGCGTTCATTTAGTATTGGTGGTCAAGCACTCAGTAAGAGAAAGAAAAGCAATGATGAATTAGGTCAATATAACGAAATTGATAAACTAGAACTCCACGAAGTCACAATTTGTGAGAAAGGAATAAATCCAGAAGCAAAATTTGACATTCTTAAACAAGAGAGAGGAGATGAAAAAATGACCGAGAGATTGGAAAAAGCGTTAGAAGAACTGAATGAGTTGATGGGACAAGTCAACGAATTGAGGAAGGAAGAAGACGAATACTCGGAACCAGCAGAACCGAAAGAAGAGGAGGAAGACTTTGATTTGGAGAGCATGGATGCTCAAGAAGAAGAATCAGAAGAGACTCCTGATGATTTAGAATATGCTGATTTCGATGATTCGGAAGAAGAAGAAAAGATGCGAACAGGACCAGAAGGCCCAGTTGAGCATGGATTTGATGAAAAAATGGAGGCTGGGAAGAAACATTCTCAGATGAGCCAATTAGGACAGGTAACTAAGGAGTGGAAGAATGATGAATTCGCCACTTTAAACCTTAGCCCAGATAATGTGGAGAAAGCATACGAAGCATTTAAGGCAGAACAAATGGAGAAGATGGCATATGATTCGCTAAAGGCTCAGTTTGCTGGTAGGTTTAAGTCAGAAACAAGTGTCCGAAAAGAAGACATTGCTAGAAGAGAGTATAATGCTAAGTCTGAGGTTGAAACCCTTAGAGAAGAATTTGCTACTCTTAGAAAGAGTCTGTCAGAACAGACAGAAACGATTGCTAAGTCCCAAGAAGTTGAAATACCAGCATTTGATGTTGCTGATATGTCATGGGGCGATATACACAATCTAGTTAGTGAGTATGAAAGGTGAAATAAATGAGTGGATACATTAAAACAATGAAAGACTTGGAAGCCGCTACCTATGGAATTAGGGGCGGTGCAGGTAACGCACTTCTAAAGAGTGCGGGTGTTGTATCATGGGGTTCTTCAGGAACAGGCCATGATACAGATGTTGCCGGTTTATCCGGTGCAACAGGATTAGCCGACCTTTACAATGTAGCGTATGGACAAAAAGTTTGGTCAATGCTTAACCAAGAGGTTAACGCATTGGCTATGCTTGCTAAGAGGCCATATACTACAAGTGGTTGGAGAATACTGAAGAGTAGAGCAGAAGGAGGCTCCGGTGGAACCTTTGATGTGCAAAAGAGTGGTGGCTCAACATCGAGAGGTGTTGTAGCCCCAAGTGCAGATAATATTGGTGGTGTTGCTGAAAATGCATCACTAGGAAGCGGTAATGATATACCCGCTATCACACCAGAGTATGCTAAACTCTATACAAGCCCAAAGACTGTGGCTCATTTGTTTGAGTTTTCAGAACTTGCGCTTGAAATGGCTAAGATTGACGATGGCGTTGGTGATTTGCGCTCTTTAATCCGTGAGGATATGGGTAAGCACCACGCTGAAGTGCAGAATAAAATGTTGCTAATGCCATTGGAGCATTATGACCAAGAAAAGGCAAGTGGAGTAAACTCGGTTAATATGAACCGTAACTACACATCGCTGATGAAGGTTGTTGCTTCAAGTGCTGAATTAGAGGCTATGGTTGATGCTTCAATGCTGGATGATTCTACATCTAGCACTGGAGGACTAACTGCAACTCTAAGCACCATATATGGTGACACAAGCAGGCAATTGGTTAGCAATGCATACAATGAATCTTTCTTGGATGCAGAAGTAGATTATGGAGCAGGTTATGCCGCCGCAAATGCGCGCATTCTAACCCTAACCATTCTAAATGACATGTTGAGAAGGCTTCGTCAGAATGGCGGAAGTCCAAAGGTTATCCTAACCGGCTATGATACTATACAGCATCTTGGTGACTTACTACAAGCACAAGAAAGGTTTATGGATAGAAAGGAAGTTATCCCGACACACTCAGGTGTTAGGGGTGTAAAGGGAAGCGAAGTTGGCTTTAGAGTGGCAACATACTTTGACATACCCATTATTCCTTGTAAGGATATGCCCAAGACAGGAAACCATGCTACTGCAAGCGAGAAGTTGAGTGACCTATTGATACTTGATACAGACCATCTGTGGCTAAGTGTCCTTAAGCCAACTCAATACTTTGAGGACGGAATTGATAACGGAAACCCATTTGGTGTTGGAACACTCGGTAACCAAGCAATGTATAGAACCATTGCTGAAACCGGCTGCTCTTTCTTTAAGGGACAAGGTAAGATAACGAACCTCAAGAGTGCATGAAGGTGATTAAGCATGGCATTAGCATATACAGTTACTAACCTAGCAGACCATAAGGGCATTACTGCCCCTAAAGTTGTTGGCGATGAATATGTAGTTGATGCATTAGTGGATATAACATCGGGTGTTGCGGCAGGAGCAGTTATTCCTGCCTCAGCATTCGGTTTATCTGCTATTACTGCTGTTAGCATTACAGGTTATGATAATGCTAACGCAGTCCAACCACAGGTAGAATGTAGTGCTACGGGAGCATACGAGTCAGGAACTTCCGTTGCATTTATGGCTACATCTTTGGATGGTACAAATGCTACATTGGCTAATGATGCAAACTTTGGCTCAATACGAGTTAGAGTTTGGGGCAACCTTTGAGATAAAAAGTTACGATTGTGGCTCAATACCCCCTTAATTGGGGGTGTTGGGTCACTCTAACTTTGGTCATGTTGAGTGGAACATTTCAAATTGACACATTAAAGCGTAATGCTTGGTATAAGGTAGACGAACCCTTATATCCTATTGCGACCTCGACCTATTCGTGGGGGCGTGAGATAATATGAGTGGCTGTGCGAATACAGGTTTACATCTATTTACAGAATCAGGCAGTAGTGCTGATAGTGTGCAATTGATAACAGGAAGAGCAAGAATAAAATCTATTAAAGTAAGTAATAATGGAACGACAAAAAATGTATTAACATTTTACGATGGGACTAGTAATAGTGATACTAAAATTCATCGTTGTTTTGTTGGGCAAATAGAACAGAACTTTGATTTTGATTTACATGGGGCAATAGTTGCTAATGGAATTTTTGTTGAAGTTACAGGCTCTGGAACTAAAGCAAATGTTTCATGCTCCATACAATATAGTTGAGTGAGTAAATGCCAGCATTAGAAAAGGACACTAAGTTAGTGATGACCATACTATTCGTAGGCGCAATAAGCGGCACGAATGTATATTTCTATGCTAAATATGGGGATTTAATTTCGTTTAATGAATATGCACACGCATTAATCTTTGGGTTAATGACAGTAGGCGGCATATTGGTTATGAAAGCGTTATTTGATTTAGCAATAAATGACAAGATTGAAACATTCTTGTTGGATAGAAGAATAGCAGCCTATTGGAACAAAAAGAATAGAGACGAACAACAAAGAGATAGGATTAGACAAAGTATGAATCAATATAATCCATTGCAAGCACAGTATGTGCCTACACCACCAATGACGATGGAAGATTCTACAAGAGTACCTACTTCTTTCTTAGCACAAATAGAACAGTAGTGAGGTAAATGCTTGAAGCAATAACAACTGGCTTTAATGAAACAACATTAGCATACGATTTGCAAAGAGCGCATTCGGCTGATATTTGGTTTCTGAGGGCTAGATATACTTTTTGGGGAAGCGTATCAACCATTAGTGGTTTTCTTATAGGCCATGCTTTACCTTCTTTTGGATTGAATCTCTACCATGAAGCGTGGGAGGGCTTCGTAATATTTACTAATACATTATTTGGGTGATTAAATGTCATTGATGACGGGTTTCGTTATCATAATGATGGAGAAAGCCGGAGCATTTTGGAGAAAAGTTCATGCAATTCCTTTTGGTGTGTATGGGGCAAGTCAAGTAGGAAAAACAACACTTCATCATCAAATGAGAACAAGGGGAGAAGTTCCAGATATAACTGAAAGAACAGTTGGTAGGGGCAGGGCTACTAGAAAAACTATTAAAATTGATGGAGACCAACATACAATCAAAACATCAGATGTAGGAGGAGAAACACTTTATTGGGGTGAATGGCTCAAAGATATGAGAACTAGAAGAGTCAAATATATTATTTTCATGATTGATGATAGACACATGGATAAACATTATGATATTGAACAGCAGTTATGTTGGACATTTTTAGTAGATACAATATGTTCTCCTTATTGGGATGCGTTAAATAAAAAGCACCGAAAGAAATCACATGACTATCCAATTGCAGTGGGTCTATGGGCAAACAAGTTTGATTTATGGAAAGATAAATATCCGTATAATGATATACAAAGTCACCCAATATTTGAATCGTTCAAAGATGGAATGTCAAAATTAAATGATAGAGGAATACCCTGCTTCAAATACATAGTAAGTGCGAAATCAGATTCAGAAATGGTATATCGAGGAATAGCAACAATGGTGGATGATTATTAATGAGTATGCATTACCAACCCACTAGTTTAATTGGCGCATCTAACGCTAGTGCCGCTAGTCCATTTCTACCACCAATTAAGTTTGCTAGAGCCGCAGGAGGAATAATGACGCATGACTATCTTAGTAGTAAACCAAAGAAACAAGTCAAGGAAATGATAAAGATACTTTGGCCGGAAAAGAAGAGGTTCATTAAATTACCATTTGGATTCAAATTTAATACAAGAGATAGATGTGTTGTGTGCGGCACTCATAAAAGATGGGAAGCAGATGACCCAATGAGACCAACAATTCCACTTCATAAAGTTCGTAAAGGTTATCCAATGAGAGGAACCTATTGTGATAAACATTCAGGTTTACATCGTCAATATGAAATGTTAGAACAACAAATTATTGCTGATGAACACGGTTTAGAATTTAGTTCATATTTACCAAAGCCTAAAATGCCCAAGATGTTACAATCCGGGCCATTAACCACATTAAGACAAAATGATGTTGAATCATTAGCAGCAATAGGATGGACAATTAGACCACCACAAATGAATACAGAATCTCCTGAAATAGAATTATTTAGGTTAACCCGTGAAAATCAGGTCATTAATAGTAGAATAACAACTTTAATGACTATGGGTACTAAAGTAGTTCCACAGGAAATAGAAAAAATTGAGGAAGAAACATGACTTGGAAAAAGATACTGAAAGAAATACGACCTGACCCAACTGCTGACCCTAATGATTCTGGTGCAACAGGGATTTCACCACAAACACATGGAGTTACTGGTGACCCTGTTTATGATATAACAGAACATACCAAATTCCCCGGAATGGAAGTGCATGGTTCAGCAGGTAATGCTAACATTGTAGCACCCGGAGATGCAGATGGAAAAATTGCTTCATTAATTTCATATTATGGTGAAGGATGGCAAAAGAAATCAGCCGGAGCAAATGACCGAGGACAATTTATAATAGTTAGACCTAAACAGGGTGGGCCAGCACCAACACAAATAAATCCTAGAACAGCACAAACACAATTAAATAATCCTAGAACACAAACAAACACGCCGAGTGGGGGCAAATGGCTCCCCGGACAATAAATAGGTGAATAAAATGGCGTGGAGAACAACAAATAGTACAATATCTAATCAGATAACAAATCAAGGAGCCGCAGATTTTAAGGCGGTAAATAATCTATTAACACTACAAGAAAATCATGTTGAAGATTTTTTCACATATCATGGTGAACAGTTTTTAACAGCAATGGAAAAGTTAATGGAAGATGTGATGGAAAGAGTAGTTAGTCAAATGCTAGTTAAATTGAAATTTGTATCTAATTCAGCAGGTGAAATGACAGTTCATACTGATGCACTAAGAGATTATGAAACTATTACCGCAGAAAATATTACATTAGATTTACAAATGCTTTTGGCTTCAGCATTAAATACTGAAGTTATTATGCAAAGAAAGATGGCTAAACAACAATATTTAGAATCACAAGGATTTTCCACACAGGGAATACCACAGCAACATACTACTCAACAAGTTGGAAATACACAAGGTTTAGACCCATCACAAATACAGGGTGGGAGTGCTAGTGTTTCTGCCAATAATATGATGCATCAACAACAGCAAGCGTTTAACAATCAATCGGGTTATCCAATACCGCCTCAAGGATATGATACTATGAATAACCCATATTGGATTGACCCGATGACTGGACAACCAACATATACACCTCCTAATAGTGGATTAGGGTTAGGACAAGCAATTAGCAAAGGTTTAGCATGGGCTTCGTGGTTGGCTTGATTAATGAGTGAGATAGATGACCCTACTCTTAAAACAAGATGATGAAATAGTAATTCCTTCCTCATTTACTCACAATGGTAATTCTATTAACTCCATTTTTGGGGAAAGAATTATTCTAAATGAAACTGACATAACTGATGAGTGGGAACACCCACTTTTCAAGGCTATGGTTAAGTTTCTATTTTCACCTGTATCGGGTGATAACCAAAACTATTCTAATATTGAAAGATATTTGGATGAATTTTTAAGTGTTTCATATATGAGGAATGCTGCAGAAGAAACAGATGGAATGGAAATAAATTCGGATGAATATAAAAGACATATAACTGAAATGTGGAAGAAACTTAGTGATATGCCTATTGGTGATTTATTAATTGGTACTAAAGAACATATTGGAGTAAATACTTTTGGTAAAGAAAAAACTTCAGGTCTTGATTATACGATAAGATTAATGCCAGCCGAGGGTAAAGAGCAGACATTAAAAAATATAAATCTTACAGATGAACAAGAATCATGGGAGAAAATGGTAGGATTCAAAATTAAACATTCTAAGTTAATAGAAGTAGCAAATGCAAAAGGTAAACATCGAGTGTATAGGGAATTCATTGATAATATAACTTCATCACCCAATACTTATAAGGACCACATTACTATAAAGGTATATCCTGATTTACAAAATGCAGCAAAAGAATTTAATTTGGGTTCTCAAAGAATGCAAAATGCACCAGCAAAAGACCTTAAATTATTCATTGATATAGAAATAGACTTTAAAAGCATGTTTGAAGAAGAAATGGCTAGGGATGATATTTTAGAAGGGATGCCAAAAAATGAATGGATGCCTCCTACTAATGAAGAATTCAATAGAATGCTTAAATCTAATATTGTAAAATTAGAAGATAAGAAACAATGGCCCGGTCATCCTTCATCTAAATATCAAAGAAAATTGCAAGAGATGCGAGAAAATCCTAAAGAATTAACTGAAGAAGAAGAGAAGAAAAAGAAAAAGGAATTGGACCGATTCTTTGGTGGGGGTTCTAAACCTGCTCATAAAAAAACTTCTACTAAGCAAACTGATTCTGATTGGAATATTAAAGAGCATTACCCTGCAATATTAATAAATAAAGAAACAGGTCAAGATAGAGAATTTACTGAAGAAGAAAAGGATTTATGGCAAGAAATTTTAGATGTTGTTCATGGTCTAGAAGAATCAGAAGAAGAATTTGAAACTCAAGAAGAAGAGGACTTTTATGCTCATTTTGAAGATGAATCTACACAAACTAGTCTAGAAGATTTAGATGTACAATCTCAAGTGAAAGAAGATGAGTCTGAACTTTGGTCTGAAGAAGTAGAAGAAGATGAAGAAGATGATGAAGAAGATGAAATGACAATTCCATTAGGTGAGCCTCATCATGAATTAATTGTTAATGCAGTAAAGTGGCAAATGCATCATAATCTTCAAATTGAACAATGGCAAGAAGATATTGTAGTTCAATATAATAAAAGAAAACAAGCAACAAGATTCAGAGAAACTGCTAAGATTCATGAAAAGAAAGCAGAAAAAATAGTTCATGCACCAATGGGAACTAAATCTCAGGCAAAAAGAATATTCAAGAAAGACCCCAAACAAGGAGAGACTCCTGAATTAGATTTAGTTAATGCTTATGAGATAGATGGTTCAGAAATACAATCGCTATTAAGAAGTTCATTAAACCCTTCCGAAGGAGTTATATTGAAATTAAGTATTTCTGGGTATTTAGATAGAGATGAAGCAACTAAAGAGAAAGGTGATAACACATGGGAGGATAAAGTATATGGTGTCTTTTATTTAACTGATGCAAAAGTGGAAAAGAAAGTAACATGGGGTTATAGTGGTGTTGTTACACCAAAAACAACAACAATAGGAGAACCGGGAAAAACTAAAGGAGCATGGTCACAAGAAGCATCAAAACCAAGTAGAGATGAAAAAGTGGGAAGAGGTCGTGATAAACCAACTATGGCTCATTCATCAATTCAACCCGGTGCTTCTACTCATGAAATCTCTGAACCTATTGACCCTCAAACAAAGGAACATAGAAAGACTGAACCTGAAGTATATTCTTCAATCGGAGAAGAGTATGCAGAAGAAACAGGTGAGCATAAATACCCAACAACAACAACATCTTATGATGAGGGTTTTAAATCTAGAGGAAGAAGAGGTGCATTAGATTTTGGTGGCGCAATGCGTGGTGAATATGGTCAACAGAAATACATAGTTTTAATGGGTTATTTAAGAAAACAATATAAAAGAATTGAGGAGATGATAAACAATGCCTAAGTTAAGTTCAGAAAGTGATTATAGTATAACTGCCCTACCAAATTATTCAAGTGGGATTGGATATTACACTTCCCATACAGAAGTTTCAGATATGCTTCAAATAGGGGCATTCACTAATACTAGTGTACCAAGCATAGCAATGATTGGTAAGATAATAAAGCGAGTGGAAGGTAAAGTAGATGATACAATTAAATTATCTCATAGACCTGAAATTATTGAAAAGGAAGTCCATAATTTTGATGCATGGAGAGAAGTAGTATATCCTATAACTCATTGGAAAGACTATGTTGGTTTTGTACAATTAGATAGTGAAAAAGTTAGAAAGATAATAAAACTAGAGGTATTCCAAGGAGAATCATTTGTAGAATTAGCATCTGCTAGTGTTTCATATACCCCTCCTACTTCTGCTATCAATGAAACTTATACAATCACTTTAGGTGTTGGTGATAGTGCAAATTCTGGATACCGCTTTGTATTGAATAGTGCTAATGCTAACGGCTTCTATGATACATTTGGACAGAAAACTACTGTATTACAAATTTGTGCGGCAATCAATGAAGTATTTCCGCATGAAACTGCACAATTCACAGGTGAAACAGGAATAAAAATGACCACTGATGCACCCGATGGAGGGGGAACCACAAGAAATATCTCCGATTTCTTCTATGCTTGTCCATCAGGTGATGGAAAATCTGTAGTTATTACCTCTCTATTACCATCTGATGCCGGGACAATTTGCACAGTTTCAGCGACTCATGGAACTCCTACTGCTTCAACCTCCTTTACCGACAATGAAGATATGGGAAGAATGGGAGATTTCTGGACAATTGGCTCTGGTGGAAAGATATTCTTCAAAAAGAATTGGCCTTATTATAAGAATCATTCAATACGAGTGACTTATATTCGTGGCTCTACTAGAGTGCCTTCAACAATACATGAAGCAACTACTAAATTAGTGGCGGCAGAAGTGCTGGTGCATGATGATAATACCATATTAATTGCTGAAACCGGAGCGAATATAGATTTGAAAACTAAGTATGATATACTAGTAGAAGAGGCAAATAAAATATTAGAGGGTAAGAAGGTACTATTACACCTAATTGATTGAGGGATAGTATGGATGGTAAAATAGCCTCAAGATTATTTCAAGAAATATTAAGTGCAGAACAAGAACGAAACCAAATACTGTTAGATTCAAGTTATAAAATATTCGCATTCAGTAATGATAAAGTATTTGAATTAGCCTTAGAAAGATTCGATAAAGTAATGGCTGAAAGTATGGCTGAATTTATAGTCAAAGGAATAAATAGTGGTTTTAATGGATGAAGTAACATTTGTTATTCGGTTATTGACTGATAATTGGACTGCTGCTGTAAATGCAGCAGGTATATCTCAACATCAAGTAACACCTACATTTATAGACATTCGTTCATTAGAACCCGGAAAGGGTAGAAGATTCGATGCAGACCAAAGTGCTGTTGTAGTTGTATATGAGGATAGTGCAACCTTAATGCACCCAACAATAGATAGAGCAGTTAGGAATGAGGACTATAGTTTTACTGTTCATTTGCGTGTATTGCACCAGAAAGATTGGAGTGACCTAACATTTTCTAGGACTCGACTGCAAAGTTTATATCAAACGGCTCGCTACATCTTAGAGAGGAACGGGTTAAGACCAAAGGTTTATGATGATTCAACGCCACCAGCAGTTGAAGAAAGTGCAGAACTAATTCAGATTACAGGCAGAAGTGAAGCCAATGATAGAGGAAAAAGATTATTGGGTTACAAGATGACTGTAAATATGAAACGATTTGGAAGAAACACATAAGGTGAGAAAATGGTATTAGCAAACGAAGTATACACAGGAGCAGGATTATCCGCAACGATGATTCCAGAAATGGATTTTGAAGTGTCGGAAGCATTTGGAACTAACATAAATAGCACAGGTAATTTATGTTTAGAAATGGGTAGTGATTCATCATCATTAACTTGGACAGGAAGCGATGATAATAGATTAGTGAAAGATATGTATAAGGGTTGTCTAGCAAAGATAGATAAGTATACTAGTGCAGGAGCACAATCTACTCCAGCGGCAGTAAATACATTAACAATTAAGTCTAACACAGCAAATTCAATTGTCTTTAATCAAGTGTTATCCTCCACATCAACTGATGTATTCTTATGCACAATTTTATCTTATGGTGCGCCTGTATATGCGCCTGCTGTTATTGAAGACAAAGTAAATCTTCTTGCAGATAATTGGCTAGGATTAGTTAATACAGTTACTCCACCTACTGTTGATGTAGAAATGAAACAAAGTAATTTAGCATTGGGAGGAACAAGAAATTTTGGGCATCAATTCAAGGGAGCAGAAACTCTTGGGGCGGCATCAATAGATGTATCACTTAATAATGGAATGTGGTTGTATTATGCTTTGGGTGGTATAGAAACATTGGCTGCTTCATCAGTTAATACAAACAATGATTTAGGTGATACAACAAGTGCAACAAACCATTCTCTTACTGGTTCTTCAGGTGGAGATTGGTTTGCGTCTGTGACAGATAAAAGTATTAGACGAGCAGAAAAGGGTGTTGATGATAATGTATTGCCACTACCAGACTTAGCAAAGGGAAGCACTAGAGCAAATTGGAAGTTAGTTAATTCTGCAAACTATTTTACCTATGCTTTCAAGGAATCTAATAGTGGAGATTTACCATCATTCACATTAGAAGTAACTGCTGAAAAAGGTGCTGTAACAGATGCAGGATATACTCATCTTGATGGTGAAGAAACTTTATTTAGTAGAATATACACAGGTTGTCAAGTCAATTCTCTTAGTATGAATTTTGAAGAAGGACAAGATGTTAAGGCTATTGTTGATGCAGTAGCAAGAAAGGCACATGATTCAGAAGCGGCATACACACCAAAGAGAAGAGTAAGAACTCCAAGTGCATTGTTTAATTATAATGCAGAAGCAGATAATAACCCCTTCATGTTTTCTGATGGGCATGTAGAATTATTTGGACAAACCCTTGCTAGAGTAAAGAGTGGTAGTTTAACTATTACTAACAATCTAACTCCTCAGCGATTCATAGGTAACTATGATAGAACGATTACATCAACACATATTGCTGGACAAAGAACATATGATGTTACACTTAATATGTTGATAACTGACAGAGAACTATGGGATAATCTAAGAAAACCCAGAGCAGATACATCTACATATTCAGATGATACCGATGAGATTTCTAATAGTCAAATAATATTGAAATTCGATAAGTCAGGAACAACAGCAGATTCTGATTATATTGAAATAAAATTGGATAATTATATCGTACAGAGTGTAGATATTCCATTCCCTGAAGATAAGGGAATGATAGAGGCATCCTTGACGCTATCGGCCAGAACGATGACGGCTGGTAACTGTAAATATGTCGGTAAATGGGCTATACAGATGTGATACGGCCATATACGGTATTTGTTTCAAATATAAACTTTATTGAGAACTACGAGGGCGAAAATCATGGCACAAATCATCCGACTGTGGGGTGTGGTGCGATTCGGGGGTCGTAAATCGGCCCTCTAAGGAGGCTTAAAAAGTCTAAAAACAATTCATAACTAGCATTCCACTTACAATAGTTTGTTTGTAAGTAAAAAGCCCATGTAGGGCTAAATTGAAGGTGGATATAATGGAACAAAATTACACAATAGTAAGTGATACGAACAGTTTGTTTTCAAGAGTGGAAACAGAGTGTCATCATCTGAGGGTTAATCCTGACTCAGATGAATATTTGAAAGTCTGGATTAAAGAACCCACTTGGCTCCAAGTGGAACAAGCACTATCTACGGTGATGAACCTTAGTGCTGCAAGTGAAGGAATGAGCCTTGACCTAAATAAAATGTATAGGTTTATGGTTGAGAACTTCATTGAAAAAACAGAACCGTCATTATCGTCGGTTGATTTGTTGCGGTTATCCCCGTTTGTGGGAGCGCAACTAAAGGAGATTCTACCGAATCCCTTTGAAGATATGATGGGGGTTGATGAGGGAAACTAAAACAGATTCGGCGCGGTCTTAATGGAGGAGAAATAGAACCTTCATTAGCCGCCCGAATCATGCTTTATACATATTGCAAAGTATTTAGTATTAGTCCCGTAGAAGCATATCATACTCCAGCAGAATTATTATTAGAAATGTTGACTATTCATGCAGAAGTAGAAAAACTCAAAGGCGAAGAAATGAAGAAAAAAATGAATACGGTGAAATAATATGGCAGATACAGCAGACCTTAAAGAAGCAGCCAAACATGTTTCTGAATTATCAATAGCCATTCATAGATTGAATGATGCAAATGCAGGAATGGCAAAGGGTTTTGCTGACTTTTCATCTGCAGGAAACAAGGCTTGGACTGTAATAAGTCGTTTCTTGTCAGGCACAGGTCTTTGGGCAATACAAAATCAATTTCGTGCTATTGGTAATACTTTAGAAGTGTATTATCTAAATCAAACTAAACAAATGGAACAACAAATGAAAACTGTTGAGTCAAATATGGCTCTAGCAGAATCATAT